GTTCAGTCGGTGTCACAATTGGCATCTAACAGACTCCAATCCTCGCAGTACGTCTTACCCGCTATCACACTACATCAAGTCCGGAGTTCTATCAACTCCCCAGATCAGAATTTCGTAAAGTCCGGAGCAAAAACTCACAAGTTCCGGAATTGACAGTATTTAGATGAGACGGTAGAAAAGTTGCGGGAGGTCAAAATGTCGAGAATACCACCACACAAAGTCCGGATCGGTGGAGCAACTCTGCCTGAGATCAAGCAACAACTTGCTTATGAAGTGCAAAGATTACGAGACTTCGATTGGTCCGAAGTCACACGGCGGGCTCTGGACCAGGCCCATTTGGTGAGTGCACTTTTGCTGCGATATCTCTATCTGCCTGCGCGGAACGAAATGGCCAGAGAGGCTCTGGCGCTTTACAGAACGCATCTCAATAGCGATACGGCAATCAAGATCGATTCAAGCGGTGGGATCGTCCAGCAAACGGCGAAACGTGGCAGCCGCCCCAAGGGCACTGGCGGTGTTACTCAGAAGATCAAAGTTGACGACCGGAAGCCGAAGCGCTCGCACTCTGCGCCCATCAATCACCACACTCCAAGTCGAATCTCGTGATTCTTGCAGTTTCGACCACTCCGACGTGGTGGCTTCAATCAACTCGGTCTCAAGCACCTCTCCTTTCAGCAGATGCCGAAATGTGGTTCGTTGCATCAATGCATCTCCCTGTTTCGGGAATCGATCAAAGACTTTTAAGATACTAGGTGCAAACCACAAAGAAAGTGCCCACTTCCGTAAAATCGACTTGGCTAGTCAATTCCGGACTTGACACAGTATGGACTTGTTGCGCAATAATCTGCCAACGGACAGGAACCGATGGTCAAGCCGAAAACTGCGCGACGGGAGGCGCTATGGCTGGAAGCTCAAATGAAGCTGAGCTGGTCAGTCAACGACCTGGCGAGAGCGACGGGGCTCTCCAAGCGCCGCATCCAGATGGGACTGGCCAGAGCCAGGAACGAACCATACGACCTCCCGACAATCTGGCAGATCGAGTGGCGGCATTCTCCCAACCCATTTCGGACGAGCGGTTGCGAAGTCCACTCCGGGACGATACCGGCTGGCCTGCCTATCGGGTGCCTAGCATGCTTGGAGAGCGGCCTAGACCACTTGATCCGCATTGGTCGGAAGCCCGAGGCCGAAAACAAAGTGTACACCCCGCCCACTACGGTTCTGACGCTAACCAGGAAACAGAAGAGAGCGAAGATGACTTGATCGACTTGCGGGATTGGGGAAGTATCCTGACTCCTCTTGTCTTGTGGCCAGTCCTGGCTGCACTGGTCGTCTGGCTCTTGATGTGGCTCTTGATCCATTCCATTCCGAATCTCACTTGATGCATCTTCCCTGGGTGTGTTCCGATCCCGTTCCGTGGGCCGAGGTGCTTAGACCTCCACACCTCGGCCCATGTTTCCGTGGATATGCGACCAAGCAAGGATGGTGAAGTCCCGCTAACCACACTCCTTGGTTTCTTCCTGGCACCGTTTGCATTATCTATTCTCTTTTATTATATATATAGTATATATATATATTAAGGGGGTATGGGCATGGGCATGCTATTGGTTGCGATTCTCGCTGCTGGCCAGCTCCAAACCGATCGGTATGGCGTCTGTGTTCGAGTGATCACCAATGAGCCACAAGGCATCGTCGGCTGGGGCTCTGGTACGTTGATTGGCGGTGATGGCTTGCGAGCCTATGTCCTCACCAATCGCCATGTGGTCGAGAAAGCCAACAAGATCACGGTGCGGCACAAAGCCGGTGATTATGCCGGTCGGCTCGTCAAATGCAGCGAAACCGCAGACCTCGCTGCGATCGAGATCACATCACCTCCCAATGTCCATCAAGTCGATCTCGCCGAAGTACCACCCCAAAACGTTGAAATCTACGGGTTTCCTCACACCGAAAACCGGCTTGTCAAACACGATGCTCGCTGGGTGGATGGCTCTCCACCCGATCACAACGATTTCAGTGCTCCCATCGAGGATGGCGAGTCAGGGGCCGGCATCTTTGAGGCCGGTAGGTTGGCAGGCGTGGCTTGGGGTAGCGACCACAAAAGCCGTACGGTCGGAGTGTCACTCACCAGGTTACGTCAATTCTTGGGAGTCGAACTGTGCCAGGAGCGGGGAATTCTCGGTGGTCTCTTCGGTGGGAGACCCTATTTCCAGCGGTTCAAGATGAAGATCAAGTCTGACTTCCCTATCGGCGGCGGTACGCTCGGTGCTAGAACGCTGGGCATTGGCACCGGCTATGGATTTAGCTACGGCTATGGTTGCTCACCCTATGGTTCTGGTTACGGTTCCAGCTACGGCTACGGCTGCTCGCCTCTCCTTGTTTCTTCACCAGGCTCATTTGGTGTATCAAGCTCATTCGGTGTATCCTCCAGCCCGCTATTGATCCGCGAAACACCGCTGCTGGTCCAATCATCTCCAATAGTCGTTCAATCGCCACCTCCAGTGGTCGTTCAATCACCTCCAGCCGTTCCATTGGCTTCACCATCGGCACAAGGCCCGGTTGTCCTGGCAACACCCCAGGAGCTTGCGGCCCCAACGCCACAAGCGGGCTCGCTCAGTTACGCAGTACCGGTGGATCCATCACTCGCCGGACGAGTACTGGCGCTTGAGCAAAACCAGCAAGTTCTGTTCTATCGCCTGCAACTGATTGAAGCCCGAGTGCGATGAGGAGATTTCATCGATGATCGCTGCCCAGCTCGCCTTGTTCACCTTGTTCCTGACCGGCATTGATCCACCAGCCAAACCCGAGACGATCACGGCAAGTGCAGTCTACACAACTCCCAAAGGCATCTATTACAAGCTCAAGACAGTCGTCGTCGTCGATACGGCACAGCATACCGCAACACTCGTCTCAGCTAACGTCGAGTGGGTTCCGCAAGGTACAGGACGAATAGTTGGTGCGATCGGTGCTCTTCCATTACGCGAACAAGGTCCGCCACCTCGGCCAGTCGTCCAGCCACCAATCGCGACACCACCGCCTAAAGTGCAACCGCCAATCGCTATGCCACCGGCATCATGCATCGGTGCTCCTCCGCAGCCGCCTTGCACCGTCATGCCCTGTCCGAGCAGCCAGGTTTTCATGACCTACGCAAGCGGCTGCGGCTATCATCATCACGGCGGTTGCCCACTCTTGCACGCTATCGGCCGAATGATCTGCGCTCCGTTCGCTTACTTCAAACAGCATGGCTGCAACTGATTCATTGATCCCCCCCCGCCAGTTGACAGGGACACGGAGGCTTGGTCGGTCCCGATGGCCTGGGCTGGCGGGAGTTTTTCACCATGCCTAAAGGTTTACTCTTTTGGATCATCTGGATTTTGTGCATACTCTCTTATGTCGGCATCTTTGCATTCGGCTTCTCTGGTCAAGTCGTCACAGGTGCAATTGTTCTCGTGTTGACAGGTTTACTTGGTTGGCACGTTTTCGGACCTCCAATCCAATAACGTGGTGGTATCACTAGACTATTTCACGTGATTCAATGTGGCAAATCCTAAAGGCACTCCCGAAAATCTTCGCCCAGCTCCACCTTGGCCAAAAGGCGTTTCCGGTAATCCAAGCGGACGACCCAAAGCGTTCCTCACCGCCGAACTACTCAAGGCATTCAATAAAGATCCAAAGGCGGCTGCTAACTTCATTGCAACCGGCATGGCATCGGCCAAAGCAGGTGACTTCAACTTCTGGAAATATCTCTGGGAACGCATCGAAGGCAAGCTCCCCGAAGGCGAAACACCCGATCAGCTAACCATGGAGGAGCTGGCCAGGCGGATCCTCAACAAGCGTGCAGAGCGACGAGCTGCTAAACGATCTGGCGGAAGTTCTGAATGAATGCCATGACGACCCTGACCTATTCAACGACCTTTTTCTTGACGGAAAGATATTCTGGTCAAGACAACGAGAGATCGCTCAAAGTGTCGTTGACTACCGAGTCACGGTGGCTTATAGCGGAAACATGGTCGGCAAAGATTTCCTCTTCGCCCGACTTATTCTCTGGTGGCTCTACACCCGACCCGATTCACTCGTTATTGTCACTGGTCCGACACAACAACAGATCGGCAGCATCGTCTGGAAGGAACTCAGGCGGGCCGTTAATGGCTCTACGATTCCTTTTAGTGCTCATGTCACTGCGGCGATCCAGGCGAGCCCGCAACAAGTCAACCTCGGCAATGGCTGGCAAGCGCTGGGCTTTTCAACCAAATCAGTCGAGCGAGCATCAGGCCAGCATGCGGGAGAGCTTCTAGTTCTCGTGATCGAGGGTTCAGGCGTTGAGGAAGAAATCTGGGATGCAATCGAATCCCTGGGTTATGATCGGCTCGCAGTTAACGGCAACCCTATTCGTGCCGATGGACGATTCGTCCAGCTTATTCGGCAGGCTGAACAAGACCGAAACGATCAAATTCCTCCAAGATTGGCTGTCAATGCTATCCGCATCAAAAGCACCGAATCACCGCATGCCCACCTCGATAAGAGCCCGGATGGCCTGGCCGATAAAACGTGGCTCAGCACGGTAGCACGACGTTATGGCGTTAATTCCCTCTGGTACAAATCACACGTTGAAGCTGAGATACCCAGTGTCTCGGCGGATACCCTCCTTGAAATCGCGTGGCTCGATTTCGCATTCAGTCAAGTACGCCCCGTTACTCGACCGGATCATCCTATCCGGCTCACCAGGCGAATATCTTGTGATCTGGGAGAGGGCGTCGGTCGGGACTCATCATGTATATTGGTGCGAGACGATTGGGGCGTGCTTGACTGTCATTTCGGATCTACTCTCGGCCTCGCTGAAGCTGCGAACCTCATGTGGCAGTTCGGCCGGAAATGGGGCATCCCAGCCGAACGAATGAGCTATGACAAGCTTGGCATCGGACGCAACTTTCCTAATCACCTGGCTCGCTATAGCCTCCAAGGAGCTCGGCCCTACGCTGGAGAGGCATCACCGCGAGACCAGCACTACAGCAACCTTCGCACTGAATGTGCCTGGATGCTGCGCAACCGGCTCGACGTCAGGCACGTTCCCGATATCACCATGCCGCACAGTGGCAACATGCCGTTCACGTTCGCCCCAGGGCTATATCAGTCAAGGTTGCGGCTCGAGCTGCAACCGCTCACCTATAGCCTGGTGGGCAGCAAGATGAAGCTGCTACCCAAGGATGAGCACGCTGAGATCCTCGGCCATAGTCCCGATGTGTGCGATGCTCTGATCCAATCGTTTTGCTTCTGATGAAAGAACGACATCATGCAACCGGCAGAGGCAGAACGACTAGCCAAGGCAATTGCAGAGTATCTTTTCACCCACACGGTTATGCGTGGTGACCCGGCAGCACACGAAAACGAGTGCATTATCATTCAATCGCAGAATATCCGCGGTGAAGTGATCGGAGGGTGGAATCAACAGGACATGGAAGAATGCCTGACAACTTTCCTGGCCACCTTATAGGAGTCAACCAATGCCCAAGGGCTCAAAAGTCGAACGTTGCTACGAGAAGGTCAAGAAGTCCGGCAAGACCTCCGAGAGCGCGGCCCGGATTTGTCAGAAGTCAACCGGCCAGGCACTCTCCACGGGCAAGAAGTCCAAGAGCAAGTAATCGCCTCGGATGCCGACATCGCTGGAACAGTATCGGGAGGAAGTCGAGAGTGGATTGCCCAATGAACGAAGAGACATGGATCAGGCTGCGGAGCGGCAAGCGTTCTTCGACTACGAAGGATTCCGCTACGAGAAGCACTTCAGGCGAGATGCGGAGTCATCTTTTGACTTCCAGGGCCGTTCGCATCGTCCATCTGGATTCTTGCGGGAATGTATTGAAGTCCTATGCGAACATCTATACTGTCCTGGACCAGCTCGCCGCTGGTCTGAATCAGCCGGTGACGAACTCCTCCAACGGGTCTACACCGACAACTTGATCAATTCATTGATGCTCGAAGCTGATACGCTTTCAACGCTCAATGAAGTCACTGCAATCCAAATCGATGCCGGTCTGGGAGACTTTGCTCTCAAGCCCATCACATACCGGCTCTGGGGCAAAGAGCAGTTCGCAGTCTGGACTGATCCAGATAGTGCCGCTACGCCAATCGCTGTATGCACCAAGGACACATACGACCTCCAGACCAGATATCGACTCTGGTCTGATGCCGAGGTCTGGACCTTCACAACCGAGCGACTTCAAACAGGATTGGCAGGTGGAACATTCCCCACGGCTGGAGGCCGAGTCGCCTATCTGCGATCTAAGGAAGATCACGATTACGGATGCCTGCCCTTTACCTTCGTCCATTACACGCTGCCTATCCGCAGCTTCGACGTTACATGCATTGGCGAGTATCTCTGGAAGGCGGAGATCACCATTGATGATCGACTCAGTATCCTCGACGAATCGATCAAGAAATACCTTAACCCAATCCCGGTGGCGGAAGGTGTACCGGCAGATTGGAAGCCAAACGTCGAGCCAGGACGGTTTATCCGTCTGCCTCGAGCTGGACCCATACTCACGCCGGCCGGTGGATACGAGCCCGGAGAATTCGCTCGTCTTTATTATCTCACCGCAACTATTGATGTTACGAGTGCATGGGACGACCTGCTGAAATACATCAATCAGGCCCTTGAAGCCTCACGAGTACCAGCTTCGGCAGTCAGGATGCAAGAGCAGGGAGTAGCAAGCGGCATCGCCTTGATCGTCGAGCAAGAACCGCTCTTGAAACGTGCCGAACGGCGGCGGGCGACATTCGCCGTTTACGAGCAAGACCTGGCATGCCGGACGTTACTGGCGGCTGGCAATCATTATGGCATGCCAGGTCTGGTGACAGCCGCAGAAAGCGGCAAGCTCATCACAGCATGGCCTACAGCACGACTTGCCATCAATACACCAGACAAGCTCGAACTGGGCATCGGTGAAGTGCAAGCTGGGCTCAAGAGCCATCTCATGCTCTTGCAGGATTGGTATGGGATCGGGCGAGAGGAAGCGATCGAGCTTGCCAAGCAGATCAAGGCGGATCAGGACGAGCTGGCCTCAGTCAATCCAGACATGGCGGCCGTGGGGGCAACTCCCAACCCGGAAGAGGATCATCAGAAGCGCATGGAACTAGCGCAAGCAAGGAACGAAAACAAGGGTGAGAACAATGGCGAAGAAACCTGATCTTGTACCGCTTGAGCATCCCGAAGGGCGGACCGAGGCGGCGAAGCATGTCTTTGATCAGGGCCATGAGCTAGCAGCTCAATGGAATGAGGAAATTCACCTCGGCCAGAAGGATTGGCATACACATGGCTGGATGGTTCACGGTGTGGAGCGCTGTTTCCTGGCCAGTCACCAGGGAGGCCACGATATCCCGGAACAGGAATGGCATCTCCCCAAGAAGGCCATGCACTAAATGGTCGGCGATCCACGGGTTGTCGATGGCTTATACAAGGTGCATAAGCTCCTTGAGGATGCCAAGGACATCATCCGCAATCAGCGGCATTACTGGCGAGCAAAAGGTTGGGACGACCTGGAAGATTGGTGGAGCAATCGCAAGGAAGCGATCGATAAGACGCATCACAATGTACTCGATCGTTTGCTCTATCTGGGTGGCACTGCTGAAGGCATCGAGGAAGAGATCGGTTCGGCATACGAGCGAATGCAAACGATGCTTACTGAGATCCATGCCGCTTGCCAGGCGGTTTACGATGCGACCGAGGCGGCTGGCGATTATGTGACCGAGAAGCTCCTTTTCGAGAACCAGGAGCGGATCGAGGATCAGAT